ATTTATAGCGTCTGTTAAGGTATATGTCTCATTTTTTTTAGCACCTTCATAACTCTTTATAATATCAGATTCATTTAACCCTGCATTCAAAAATCCTCTTTCTTCATCAAAGAATTCTCTTAATTTTTTTTCTATATGAGTTAAACCCAAATCAGCATCTTCAGCTACTTGCCTATCTGTATTCATTTGTTTTACTTTTTGGGCAATACCTTCTTTTCTAGCACCCATATCTTGAAGGTCTGACCCTACAATATTAAGAGCGTGTTGAGTGGCTGGCATTATTAAATCCATAGAAGTTTTATATTTTTGTTTTTCCATATCGAAATTGTGCTGTAACTGTGCTTGGTTCATAGCTAATGTGTCAGCTAAGCGCATATTTCTTGCATCAGAGGCTGATTGCAAATTGTCTACTTTTTCAGCATAGTCTGTTTTTAAGGAATCTGCTAATATATCTCTATCTTCAGTTGCTTGAATAGCTTGTTGTTGCTCCCTATTTCTCATTGAGCTTTCCATACTGCCTTGGACTAATTTTCCAATTAAATCTAAATAATCACTCATTTTATGAATTCCTTATAGTTTGTTTTTCAGCTTTTAAGTCTGCAATTCTATCTTCTTGAGACCACACTCTATTTTGTGCCTTTTCAATCGAACCAAGTAAGCCAGTATTGGTATTATTAATTGCCATTTGAATAGTGTTTTGAAAGTTTTGATTTTTTCCAGTATCTGTAGCCATTGTAAGAGGAGATTCTGTATTTTTTCCCATTAAAGCAGACCAATCATTCATATTCCTAGTATTAAAACTTCCCATCTCATTTGGAACAATACCTTCTAACCTTGAACGTAGGTCCCCTATTTCTCTGTTTATTCCTTTAATTGCTCTAGATTTTTTATCTGCGTCTTTACCACCAAGGATTTGAAAAAATCCTCTTCTTCCAATCCAAGTATCCCACCATCTTCCAGCTTTGCTACCAGAACCAAAAGGACCATATTTCCCACCAAACCACTTTTGATTTTTCATTCGCTCATTTGACATTTAATATTTCCTTTTATTTCTATTGTGCATAATGGCTCCTCCTGCTAATAAAGCCCAACCTACTGGACCCATTGACGTTAAAGCTCCTTGCAACATTGTACTAGCCCCAGTTACCATTCCACCAGCCGATGTTAATAACCCTCCAGTTCCTGCAAGACCAGCAGAAGTAGCTTTTCCTCCAAGAGCAGTAAGCCCTTTTCCAGCATACGTAATAGGACTTGCTATTGTTGATGATACCCCACTTTCTACTCCAGCAAGTCCAGGAAACATATTATTTCCAGAACCAAGAATTCTTCCTATTAATCCTTGTTCTTTTATAGCAGTTGCTACAGGGTCTATTGCAGGGTCTACTACAGGGTTCCTTGCTTTTTCTCCAGCAGTTTTTAAATAATCATCCATTAAAAAATTTCCAGCAGTTTTAGCAACTGATGAAGCTCTTTTTATATTTTTTTCTCGTTTTTTATGGTAATCCCAATAGTCTGCGACATCTTGTGAACTATTATATTTTGAATAAGTATTTGCCATATTAATTCCTGTTAATTGGTCTGTAAGTGAATGTGATATCGGATAGCTCAAATCCTTCTATTCCTGTTGGTGAATTGTAAGACATTCCATATGTGCTATACATAATTCGTATCTGAACAACTTTTCCGAAAGCTTTTCCGTTTATAAAATCAAATTCAGCAGTTTTTATTCTTCCATTTGTCCTACACAATCTTGCACCTCCATCATATACGGAGAATGGACTGGAAGGAGTTGCTGTAAATGGTTTAAATGAACCTCGTTCATCTAATTTATATGTAACTGCTAATGGACTAATACCAGAACCATCCATTTTATAGGTAATACTACAACGATTAAATTTTTTATTAATACTAATATCGCCCATATCATAATGCTTGGTAATTATTTTACCAGTCGTCATAGTCTTTTTATCAGTTCCAGTTGATTTTAATAGAATTGCCATTATCCTGACCCTACTGGTGGTGGAGCAGTTTGTATTTGACTGCCTAATGCTGTTGGTTTATTTGTTTGGTCAGGGGCTACGGCACTTCCTTGACTTCCCTGAGCTACTTGTTCAGCCCACATTAAATGACCATTCCTATCGGTCACAAAGCCTGTCTTCCTTTCCCCTCCATACATTCCAGTTGCTTCTGTAAATGCTCCTGTGTTAAAACTGTAAATAATCGTTTCTGAATTCGATATCATATCTTTACAGATATGTACTTGATTCCAATAGGCATCATACCCTACGTGAGTTCTTTTTCCGTAAAAATTTTCCCATTGAGTTTTGTCAATTAAACTCCCTTCAGGATTAGAGGATAGCGTTTTAAAATCGTTTCCATTATATAAATGTATTCCACTTCGACTTACCCAAAATAATCCATAAGGAGTGTCGCAAATTTGGTTGTCATTCTCTAAGCCAACGTGATGTAAGGCTTGTTCAATTTCCTCACGATTTTCGCCATTTTCGAGCGTTTTAACACCCATTATAGTGAGGGAGTACCTCTTGAATTGACATAGCTTATTTCCTGCAACTCGCAATGCCACAATATCGTCTCCATCATTTACTGTGGCTTCAATTAAATTGCTTTCTCCTACAGATGCATACATCCCTAAAGGAGACTTTAATATTCCATCTGGATAGTAATGTAACTGGTTATCTTTCCCCTTAATTCTCACATTGCCATAATAAGCTCTACGATTAAACACACAGGCAGTTTTCCATCCTGTTCCATCTACATCAAATCCAATAGGTTCATCCCAAGCTAATTGATACTTATTGTAGAAACTTTGAAACGTAGGTACTGCCTTATATATAATATGGTCAGTTACTGGTCCACCTGTTGTATTTGTGTAACTTGTTCCGTAATGAGAAACATTTCCGTGAGTTGTAAAGTCTTTCCACTTTCCTGTTGCAAAAGATTTCCATCCTTTGTTTAAATCAATTTCACATATTAAATAAATATTATTAGGGTCTGTATTTGTAAATCTTGCATATATCTCTACCCCTTTAAGACGTGTATTTAATACACCATCTTTTTCAGACAACCCTGTCCAAGACGCATTATTCCCTTTTCCACTTATTAATTGTGGTCCAATACCAATATGCAATCCTAATGAACAGGAATCTGCTTTAGGAGCAGTAGAAAAAGGAACATTCGTTGAATCAGCTCCATCATTCCCAGCGTCAAAAGTATGTTGATAAAATTGTTGAGGTTGACTGACGTATCCTCCGTCATATATATAGCTAAAATAAAATTCCGTTAATTCTTTTTTAAGGAACGAGCCTTCCATTATGGAGCCAGCTTCACTATCTTGACCATCTATCCAGTCGTATTGGATTTTAATCCCTAATGGATGGCTTCCCCACGAGGTAGAAAAGTTTGGATTACTTTTAATAATTGTTTCGTCTGTTGTTCCATCCTTAAAGGTAAATAAGCCGTCTACTTTTGTAGCAATATGTGTATCTTGCCCTTTTAAGGCAGTAGCAGGAGAATTTGCTATCTTTATTCTATAAGGTTGAGGGCATAACGCATCTGTATTAAATCCTTTAGCCATCTCCACTTGAGGGCTATTACTATTATAGTCATTTGACACACTATCAAATTGAGCTTTTAAATAGGTATGATTTAGGTCTAAATACCCAAACCATTGCGGTCTGTTTCCACCTTTAAACGTTGTATCACTTGCGAATAAATGCCCTTCTGCATCCATATAGGAGATATCAACGTTATTTGACACATCCCAATAATAAACTTTTGCACTTGATAAGGCTGAAGTAGATGCTTGACTTAATGTAATTGTAGGAGGTGAGGGGCTTGTATCTTGTGCTGTTATAGTAGTCCCAGGTTTAATTCCTGTTCCTCGTATCTGTTTTCCCACAAGAGATGGATGCCCAGAAGTAGACATCGTATTGTATGTCCCACTTGTACTACCATTTGCAACATTAACTGTCCCAATCCATTGACTAGGAGTAAATTTTAAATCTAATTGCCAATCTATCCATACATCATTTTCCATTGAATAAACAGTTGCCATTGAATCTTGATTCGTTATTGCAACCAAATGCTGATATCGTTGACCATCTGAAATTGTATCTGCGAGACTAACTGCATTTGTTTTGGTTGCAGTAACCGATTGAATACCATATGCCTTTATTGTATCAGAGTCTTGGAATATCCTTACTTTATCATCAATAATTTCAAATTTGACTTGATAGTCAGAGGGAATTCCTTCAACAATGCCATTTGCATCATAGAAAAGACCACTCTTCACGTCCATTGCGCTTTGCCCTACTAATGTTTCATAACTCCTTGTGTAAGTGGTTGTAGAAGATTGGGCGACATTTGTATAGTAAATAATACTTACGTTATACGTAGCTGTCTCTGTTCTTGGGATATTTGTAAGGCGATATTCCCATTCGCTAAACTGACCAAAATGAGGAGCATCATTCATCATATAAAAGAAAGCTCCACTCTCTTGACACATATTATTGTCAGCGTCTTTCGTTAATTTTGTTGAGAAGTTATGACCGTGAGAGATTGGTGCTAATTGTATATAATCATATGTTGTACCATTTAGCGTCCTTTTCGGAGAAGCAGTAGAGGAATCTCCTACTGGAGAATACCCTTTTCCGTGAGCATAGTTCAATGCTCCAGTTACGTTCTCTACAGGAAAATTGATATTAATCTTTCCAAAATAATCCCATTCGATTATCATACGATAAGCATAAGGGTCAACTTGAGTTGCACTCGCATTAAATGCTGTTGCTCCAAACTCAATAGTATTTGATGAGCTATTTGCAGTTCCTCCACTTGGAACAGCTTCTATTTTAAACGCATTCCCATTTCTTTGCGTTAAAGGATAGATAGTTGTCCCACTTGTTTCATCTACATAACTAAAATTTTTACCTCTAGCACTTTCACTAGGGTCATCTACATAGACTGCTCCATTATTTTCAAACGTTTTATCAGCGTCTAACCAACCAGTTGAATTATTTGTATTTAATGCCAATGCTGGAATACTATCTGCCACTACGCCAAAAACTCCGCTTGGGTCTATTGGTCCAAAAGAGGCTTTTACTGTATTAGAACCATTTGGTCTTGCTGTTCCACCAGCTAATGTTTTAAACGTCCAAGGAATTGTAGGGTCTTGGTAATCTGATGCCTGATGCGAAGATTCAAGATGATGCCTATGCGCCATCTTTTCTAAAGAATTTAATGTTAATCCTTGTATACTATTTTTTGGTGCTTTGGCTTGATAGCCCTGCATAGAATTTGAATGCCAAGGATTATCCACAATCGTATTGACAATATATTCATCTCTATCCGCATCTTTAATAATCAAAGCCCTTTCTGACCAATCTACTACTGTGTCACTTCCAGGAATAGGTGATTGAAATGGAGTGAAATACAATTCCATATTTGCACGTACAGAAGCTTTTGTTTGAACTGCTGTGGGTGTTGTTATGTTATTTGTTTGTGAAGCATCAGATAGATTAAAATCTGCTGACCAACTATGAATATTCTTTTTAAAACCATCAGGTAATTCTGTATTTAATTCATTCGTTGACGCTAGATTTTCCCCAGGAATTACAACTAACTTGCCTACATTATCTGCAATGAAATTGACACATTCTGTCATCTGATTATCTTTTAAGGATAATGCATCTACTCCTTTGGCAATTCCACCACTAAAGTCTCTAATTGATTTAGACTGTTTAGGCACTTATAATTTCTCCTCCGTAAGATGTAACGCCATTCACAATATCAAGAACAACAAGATTGAAATTATTATTTGAGTAAATATCAATAATCGCAACATTATGTGTCCAATTTGTAGGGCGACCACTTAAATAATCTTTTGTCATATCAGTTAAACATCCCATTGAATACGCCATATGGGGTCCTGAGATGTGAGTGATGACTGCTTTTTGGGAGTCGTGAGTATGCCCATAGATGATGTTACATCCCATTTGTAAGGCGTGAGTTCTTGCGTGGGCAATTCCCATATAGTGTCCTCCGTGATAAGCGTATAACTTGCTTCCGAACACTTTAATGACTTTACCATACGGTGCCCATTTGTATCCACGTTCATCGAACCTGAAAGCTCTTCTGGAACCATAATGTTTAAGGTATGGATTTTCTTCGACAAAGTGGTCGAACCATTTTTCGTGATTCCCCTGAGTAAATTGTTTCTTTCTGCAATTAATTTTTTCCAGAACTTCGTCAATTCTATCAATCCCCTTATTGCCTTCTTTAATTTCTTTTTCAATAAAAGGAAGTTGGTACTCCAATGGAGGACGTTTCTTTTTACGCCATTGCCAATGACTGACTGATTCTCCATCAACGGTATCTCCTAACAATAAAAAAGCGGAAGGTTTGACTGTTTCTAATACCTTTAAAGCACATCGAAAAGCCTTCTCATCGTGATTTGGGAAATGGATGTCTGGGAAGACAACAACTCTTTCTTTTATTTTCATAAAGCCTCATTTTTAATCCAACAATTCAAAGTGAACTAAATCATCAAAACGATTATCTTTAGTAGTTCTTTGCCCTTTAAACTGAGAACTAGCATTCCAGTCTCCTCCCCAACGAATTTTATAACCAAGCCTATTTGCAGTAGCTAACATCCACCCACCTAAATAATGGAAATCGTCTCTTGCGTCCCAATCTATTGGATATGGGCAAATATCTACTGCTTTTCCTTTTACGTGTTTACCGAATTTCGTTTTGCTTTTTCCTTCAGCAACAAGCTTATTCTGTCTTTCTTGGCTTCTTTTGCCTTCAATGACGGTGATATCAAAATACTGACATACTTCAGTAAGGAGATGAACCAATTTTTCATCTACTCCCTCCAATCTTTCTCTGCTTTTTCTTCCAAGTCTAGGCATTATTTAGAGCCAAATACCTTTGAGAAGAAGCCTTTCTTTTTCTTTTTACCTTTTTCAGCAAGTTTCTTTTTCTTCCTTTTCTTCTTTTTGATATCCTCATCAAGTAAAGCGTACTCAAAATTTGCTTTTTCATCGTATACTCTTTCACTCATCATATCACTTGGATTCGTCAATGCACAAGTCAGAACTATTGTATAAACTGCGTGTATATCCATTATTTCAATCCTAGCTTTTTACCAAAGAATCCCACTACAAGATTCCACAAAGCTTCAATTATCTTAGCTTCTGTTTTTTCTGTGAAGATTGGAATATCATAGTCGTCATTTATTTCCTTGATAAACTCTTGCTTTGCTTCTTCAGACAAGATGTCTTCAAATAGTGCCTTTACTAAACTCATTATGCGTTTTTCCTTATGTTTATTATCTTATGTCCAAGATATACAATCGTCATTATCCCAATAACACATTGTAGTATCAAATTGATATTGGCTAAATGAATGCCATAATTGGCAAACGATAACGCTGATACTTTTAAACTATCCATTAATGTCTCCCATTTACTCGACTCAATGAGCCTTTTACTTCTGAAATCTGATTATCTAAATCATTTACTTCTTTTGTTAAGCCGTCAAATTTTCTATCTAGTTTGTCATCAGAAACATTCCATCGGTTAATTAACTTTATTATCATCCCTTCCATATTCTCTAATGTTTCTGACTGCCCTTTATTTTCCACTTTTAAATTTTCCAATGTCTCTTGTTGTTTCGCTGATTTATTTGAAAGAGAAACAACTAAGTAAACAAACATTGCTCCCACTACCCCTATCATTCCTGCTTCGCCATAGATTTGCATAAAATCCATCATTTTCTCCGCTTATTTTTCCCCCAACTAAGAGGATTAATATTAAACTCCTTTTCATAGAAAGCTATCTTCTCTGCCAGCTCTTCTCGTTCAACCCTTTCTGCCAGGATATGTTTGCTAAGTAAATCCCCAATTTGTTCATCAGCAAGAGTAACTTTATCTTCCAATGCAACCAATCGAGACTCAATGCGCCAATACCCATATACAATCCCAGCCACAAGTAAGAGGAGTTGCCCCATCCATTTAAGATTAAGGGAAATGACAGCATTGTCATCAATAATGCTACCTCGATAACTTCTAGCAGTCTTGGGTTTTTCATTCATATGTCTCTTTTACTTTTACTTGCGTACTGTCTGGTGATTTATCAAGGGAATACCCCATCACAGACCAACCTTCACACCCTAGGAATGAAAACAATAGAAACAATCCTAGGGCGTAAATGATAAGCAAACCCTCAGGGTTATTCTGTAACCAATTCTTCGATGGTTTCTGCATTCTCTAGTGACTTCCTTAACTTAGCAGACCAAGCTTCACAGCCTAAAGTAATTTGCTCTAGATTGAATCGCATAGATTGAATCTTACGCTCACAATCAGCGACCATATTTACATACTTTATTTGGTCTTGATTAAATTCCTCAAGGTTATAATCCTTGCCTTCAAAAGTCATTATCTGAGGTTCTTTTTTATTTTTATCAGACATTCTCTTTCCTTTTTGTTATAACGCTTCGATGTCAGTTTTTAAGACTGTCCATCCATCTTTTTCTGCATTGATATCTGCAATTCTTTTATCACAGTCTGCTATGGAATTATCGCACATTTCAACAGACACATTTATGTTATCATCTGCTAATGCCTTACCTGTTTCTCCATCGTAGCGTTTTTTTGTTAATTGTATAGCTTCGTGGCTCACTTCAGCCCTTGCTGAACGAACCACAACGCCATCATCGTCTTTAACTTCCGTGACTGCTGGGCTTGAAACAACTTTGTTCTTTGCCACAGACCACTTCTTGTTCTTTTTTCTTTCTGCATAGTCTTTCATTATTTTTCCTTTTT